GGGACTAATAGCGCAGGTAATCTCAAAGTTAAATTCGCTAGCAAGAACAGATCGTTTAGTCGAAACTCAGACCACTCGCTCAAGCGAAATGTCAGCAAAAAATAGCATCCTAACGGATTACAATTGGCCTGGAAAATATAAACCGTTTGCACATCAAAAGCAGACTGCTGAATTCCTCACATTAAACCGTAAAGCATTTTGTTTTAACGAACAGGGCACTGGCAAAACAGCTAGTGTGATATGGGCAACTGATTACCTCATGACTCTGGGGGTAGTAAAACGTGTGCTTGTTATATGCCCTTTGTCCATCATGAAGTCCGCATGGCAACAGGACTTATTTAAATTTGCTATTCATCGAACGTGTGACGTAGCCTATGGTGAAGCTAAGCAACGCAGGAAGATTATTAATGCTGGCGCTGAGTTTGTAATTATTAACTTTGATGGTGTTGAGATTGTTAAAGAAGACATAATGAATGGTGGTTTTGATCTTGTTGTAGTAGATGAAGCTAGCGCATATAAGAACGCCCAAACAACTCGCTGGAAAACCCTAAGGGATGTAGCTACAAAAGTTAAAGGCATGTGGATGCTAACTGGTACACCCGCCGCACAATCTCCAGTAGATGCTTATGGTTTAGCTAGACTAATTAATCCTGATAACACCCCTAAATTTTATGGTCAGTTCCGTGACCAAGTACTACAAAAAGTTAGTATGTATCGTTGGGTTCCAAAACCACATGCACAACAAATCGTACACAAGGTACTACAACCAGCAATCCGTTTTGAAAAAAACCAATGCTTAGACTTACCTGATGTAACTTTTGTAGAACGAGATGCACCACTTACCCCACAACAGAACAAGTATTATGACCTTCTTAAAAAACTTATGACTATGTCAGCGGCAGGGGAGCAAGTAACAGCAGTAAACGCAGCTACTAATATTAATAAGTTACTACAGATTTCTGGAGGTGCGGTCTATACCGATACTGGAGAAGTAGTAGAGTTTGATGTAAGCAACCGCTTAAAAGTAATACAAGAAGTTATTGAAGAAGCGTCACACAAAGTGTTGGTCTTTGTACCATTCACGCACACAATAGAGTTATTAAACAAATACTTAACAAACGCTGGTATTACTTGCGCAGTCATAAACGGACAAGTACCGGTAAATAAACGTCATGAAATAATCAACGACTTTCAACAGACTGAAAATACTCGTGTACTAATTATCCAACCGCAAGCCGCATCACATGGGTTAACCCTAACTGCTGCTAACGTAGTTATTTGGTATGCTCCAGTAACCAGCGTAGAAACTTATCTACAAGCAAATGCACGTATCAACCGCCCCGGTCAAAAGAATCCTATGACTATTGTGCATATCAAGGGCAGTGAAGTAGAGGCTAGGTTATACAAAATGCTGAACAATAACATAGATAACCACTCAAAAATAATTGATTTATACAGACAAGAAATCGAAAATAATATTTGACATTGTCAAAAGATGTGGTATAGTAGAAGTTCGTAAAGAAGGAGCTAAGATGGACAACATAACAACAGATAAACTTGCCGAGATTTACATCAAAATCAGAGACAAGCGTGCGGAGTTAAAAGAGAAGTACGAAGCAGAAGACGTTGACCTTAAAACTCAACAAGATATGCTCGCAGAAAAAATGCTTGACGTATGCCGTGAAATAAATGCGGACAGCATCAAGACACCAGCAGGGACAATTATTCGTAAAGTGGATACACGGTACTGGACGACTGATTGGGATTCTATGTATCAATTCATAGTAGAGAATGATGCATACCCCCTGCTCGAGAAAAGGTTGCATCAAACCAACCTTAAGCAGTTTCTCGATGAGAATCCAAATCTGTTACCTGCTGGTTTACAAGCAGACAGTAAATACACCGTGGTCGTTAGAAGGAGCAAATCATGAGCAACATATCAATCTTCCAACAGAAGAACTCAGTAGCAACTAATCGTGAGGTTAGTGAATTATCAAAAGCATTAGCGGGTGTAAATACAAATACATCCCGTCGTATTACTATGGCTAAAGGCGTATTCCGTCGTATAGTCAACGGCAAAGAAGCTGGTAAAGTTAAAGACGGTTTTATTAACGTCATCATTATTAACGCACTACCAAAGGTATCTCGTCAGTTCTATGCAACTACATATGATCCTGATGCGGCTCCTACTCTGCCTGACTGCTGGTCTAACTTGGGCGATACACCTGACCCTAAATCAGCAAACGTGCAATCAAGCTCATGCGCCACATGTCCACAAAACATTGATGGCTCAGGTACAAACGGTAAAGGTCGTGCATGTCGTTACAACCGCCGTGTTGCATTGTTGTTGGAAAACGATATGAGTGGTGACATCTACCAGTTCAATATCCCAGCTAAGTCTTTGTTTGGTAAGGGTGTAGGTAATACACATCCGTTTGAGAGCTATACTAAGTTCTTGCCAGCTAACGGTGAAAGCATTGACCGCATTGTTACATCTATTTCGTTTGATGAGAATGAAACTGCAGACGTATTAAAGTTCACTCCAGTCCGTCATTTAACTGATGAAGAAATTGATGTGGTTGAAGCGGCGCAAGCTAGCCAAGAAGCTAAGACTGTAGTTCAGTTAACTGTGGCACAACAGGATGGTGTTAAGAAGTTACCTCCCGCCGCAGAAGCTAAGGTAGGTTCGGTTGAGGTACAAGCTGAAGAACCAGTAAAGCGTGCATCCAAAAAAGCTGAAGTGCCCTCTGCTGCACCTAAAGCAGCATTGGCTGATGTAGTCAGTGCTTGGAGTGATGCTTAAAAATGAGCATTGGCTATAGCGCAAATATTGTTGCGTTGAACAAAGAGGCGGACAAAACCCGCCTTGGAGTTTCTCTTGGTAGGTCGTGCATTAGTTTAGGTATTCCTGTAACTGAGATTGCATCAAAGATAGGGGTAAGCAGACAGACTGTGTACAACTGGTTTGTGGGCGCACATGATCCCCATGAGTCATATGCCAAAGAGATTGAACGCTTGATTAGTGCTTTTAAGCGCAAGTAATACTGTAGTACACGAAGTGCGGGGGCTAACTGCCCCCATTTTTACCCCCTTAACTAGAGACAAGAATGCTAAATATAGACCTATTAAACAGAGTTCAAGCCCAAGAGGGTTGGTTCGCTGTGTTGGGCTTAAAGGGAAAATACCCTACGCAAAAACTTGTTCAAACAAGAGCTGAAGTTGACGCACTAGTAAAAAAGTTTGTAGAACAAAAACAAGACGTATATTTTGGTATAGCTAAGTTTGCTACTGGTAGTAACCGCACCAAAGAAAACGTACTTAGCCTTAAATCTTTTTGGATTGATATAGACTGCGGAGAATTAAAAGCCGTTATCAACGAAAAGACAGGCAGACCTGACGGCTATATTGACCAAGCAACAGGTCTACAAGAATTACAAAAGTTCTGCAAAGCGGTTGGTCTTCCTAAACCATTACTTGTAAACTCAGGCAGAGGTATCCATGCGTATTGGCCTTTAACTGAGGCTATTAGTAGTGAAGAATGGGAACCAGTAGCTGCTCGTTTGAATCAACTATGTGTAGAACATAACCTTTACGTAGATGCAAGCGTATTTGAGATTGCCCGAGTACTTAGAATACCAGGCACATTTAACTTTAAAGATGAACCACCTAAGCCAGTAGAGCTAATAAGTGATGCACCCGATGTTGAGTATGGCTATTTTAAAAGTGTATTAGGTGTTAGAGAAGAAGCGTTTGTTAAGCCAAAAAAGGCTGAGCTAAGTGAGTTACAAAAAGCAATGATGGCTAACACCGTATCTAGGTTTAGCAAGATAATGGTGCGTAGTGCCAAGGGTGAAGGTTGTGCCCAGTTGTTATATCAATTTCAAAACCAAGACTCTGTATCAGAGCCACAATGGTTTAACGCTCTATCGGTTGCACAACATTGCGTAGATAGAGATACTGCAATCCACAAGATTTCAATGAACTATGAGGGCTATGACTTTGAAGATACAGAAAAGAAAGCCAGCCATACGAAGTTTCCGCAGAAGTGCAGTACGTTTGAGAAGAATAATCCTGGTGGTTGTGATGGCTGTGTTTGGAAAGGTCGTATAGGTTCCCCTATTTCTTTAGGGCGTGAGATTCTACGTGATGATGAACCTGATGAACCCGAAGAGTTTACCGAAGAAGAATACGTTGGGCCTGATGAAGAAGATGATAGTTTTACAGAAGAAGTAGCGTTAGATTACAAAGTGCCAAAGTTTCCACACCCATATTTTAGGGGTAAGAACGGCGGCATCTATGTACAAATGAAGGAGGAAGAAGGTGAACCGCTATGTGTATACGAGCATGACTTATATGTGGTTAAACGCATGCATGATCCAGACCCCACAGTTGGTGAACTTGCGTTGTTACGTTTACATCTTCCACAAGATGGAGTCAGAGAGTTTACTGTACCGTTGTCTAGTATCTCGGTTAAGGAAAGGATCCGTGAGGCGCTTTCTACTAGAGGTGTAGCTGGTACAGGAAAACAGATGGATGCGTTGATGCACTTTATTGTGTTATCAATCAAGGAATTACAATATAAAAAGAAAGCAGAGCTTATGAGAACCCAGTTTGGATGGGCTGATAAGAACAGTAAGTTTATTATCGGCGACAGAGAGATTAGTAAGGATGGTACTTTTCACAGTCCTCCTTCAGCAGCCACCGCACAATTTGCGGAAAATATGCACCCTATGGGCACGCTAGAGAAGTGGAAAGAAGTGTTTAACCTTTATGCAATACCAGGACTAGAAGCACATGCATTCGCTGCTCTTACTGCTTTTGGGGCACCCCTATTAAAGTTTACTGGGCATAGTGGCGCAATTATTAACTTGATCCACAAAGATTCAGGTACTGGTAAGTCAACAGCGTTGTACATGTGCAACAGCGTATATGGGCATCCTGATAAATTAGCGGGGGTATGGAAAGACACCTTAGCAGCTAAGATGATTCAGTTGGGTGTAATGAACAACTTACCTAACACCATTGACGAGATTACTAACATTAGTCCTGCGGACTTCTCAACCCTAGCCTATAGCATGTCCCAAGGTAGAGGTCCAAATCGTTCTAAATCAAATGCAAACGAATTGCGGGTTAACACAACTACTTGGCAGACCATATCTTTAGCCAGCTCAAATGCTAGCTTTTATGAAAAACTGGGCGTGCACAAGAACAGTCCTGATGGCGAGATGATGCGTCTACTAGAGTATCAAATTCACCCAAGCACTTTAATTCCAACGGCAACCGCTAAGCAGATGTTTGATGGTCAGCTTAAAGAGAACTACGGGCATGCTGGTGAAATCTATGCTAAATACCTAGTTAATAACCTAGAAGAAGCAAAGAGCCTAATGTTTACCATTCAACGCAAAATTGATGCTGAGATGCACTTAACAAACAAAGAACGCTTTTGGTCTGCAGTTATTTCATGCAACCTTGCTGGTGGTTTAATAGCAGGGAAAACCCTAGGTCTACATGACTTTAATATGGCTGCGGTTTACACATGGGCTATGGGTATGCTTAAGTCAGTACGGGAAGATATTGCACCACCAGCTAATAACTCAGCATCTATTATTGGTGACTTTATTAACCGTCATATCCAAAGCATTTTGGTAGTAAACGATGAGGTAGACATTCGCACTAAGATGCACGCTATGCCCATACAGGAGCCTCGTAATGGTTCGTTAGTAGTTCGTTATGAACCAGATACCAAGAAGATGTTTATTGTAGCCAAAGCGTTTAAAAAGGACTGTGTTGAGACTCAAGCATCTTATAAAGATACCCTACGTGACTTAAAGAACAAAGGAATCTACCTAGGTGCGGACAATAAACGTATGTCTAAAGGAATGAAGATTACATCTGCTGGCGTACATGCATTAATGTTTGACTGCTCCGTACCGGATTTCTTAGATATAGATGGTTTAGTTGCAAGTAAGCTAGAAAATGTTAATAGAGAAGATTAGTTACGACGTAGACTGGAAAAAATTCAAGGTTGGGTACTCAATGTTTATACCTTGCCTTGACCCAGCACAGGCTAAAAAAGACATACTGCGTGTTACAGACAGACTAAAAATAGATGTTTTGTTAAAAATAGTTATTGAGGAGGGGGTTCAGGGTATCCGCATGTGGCGAATTTAATATATACTCTGATCAAAGCAGATCTCTCTGCTCTCCTCGGAAGTTAGCTCCTTCCAAACTCTTGAACCCCGCCTAGTGCGGGGTCTTTTTTTCAAGAACGTCTAGTAAATAGTGTGCTCTAGCACGTAGTTTTTCATTGCTAACTACTACACCATTAATTGCTTCAGCACGGGCTATTTCTGCGTTTTCAATAGCAGTAAAGATTGAATCTGGATCAACGTCCATATCAGGGTTTTGGATAGCAAACTTAACAAACTTTTCAATGTCTTTATCTAAGCGGTTGAAATTGCCGTTCATTGAATCGGTTTTAATATGGGACATAATTTCGCCATACTCTTGTTCTGTTTTACGGAACTGCTCAATAACTTTGAAGTTCTTATCTTGTTGGATAGATAACTCTGTAGGGTTAAAGCCCAAAGTTTTCCAAAAACGAGTAGCCACACTGATTTCTTCTTTACTCATAATCTCGGCTTTAGTAGTCTTAGCAGTAACACCTTCTTGACCCCAACGTAATTGAGCAACCATACCTTTAAACAGCCCAGGCACGGCTTTTTCAATAGCTTGTGATACGTGACCATTCTTCCAATCTTCGTAGGCTTTAACAAAATTCTCTGCCAAACCAGCAGACGGACCTAATGCACCTATTACTTGGTTTCTAAAGTCAGTTAATAAAGACTTATCATCCTGTGTATCACGGAACCATAAATTATCCAAAGAAGTACTGCTTGCTACATCTATTCCACTAATTGCAGATATAGGACCCTTCTGGATAATTCTGGCAAAGTCATCACCAAAGTATTTAGGTAGGAATACATAGCGGAACCAGTAGTCTAAATCACGTTCTTCAAATGGCACAGGCTCATCTTCATCTCGCAACGCTGCCATAATGCCTTGGATAACCCCAATAGTTGCGCTGTATAAAGGCATACCTACAATACCAGCAAACATACCAGTCATAATTAAAGAACCAAAGAACTGGGTTGCACCCTCATTAAGATCAGCTAAAGCAGCATCTCTTTCTTGCTTGTTATCTATGTTCTTAATAGCAGCAATACTTGCATGATACATAGTCATGTAGTTGCGAACAAAATACCCTGTGACTTGCTGTGGGAACAACTTAAACTGCAACATAATCTTTGTAGTCCAATGACGCATAATGCGTGGGCGATTGAACTTAGTGTAGTTAAACATAGAGTCGTAGGTGTTTTTAACTGACTCATCAACTGCACGATTAAACGCTGCACCATTAATACCACCAGCCAAACCATCTTTGAGTGCTTTAGCATATGCAAGCTCAAAGGAAGACATGTACATAATTTCACGGTTAATACGTTCAGAGTGGTGGAACATAGCACCAACCATATTTATAGAACCACGCACAAAACGACTTGCACGCCCAGTAAATTTAGTAGATGGGGTCTTAGCCATTGAGATTAAATCGTAGGTGCGAGTAATTTCGGTAACGCCACGTTCAGCAGCTTCAGAGAAAGCGGCAGCTAATATAGGGTTTTCCCGTACATGTTTAGAAAAACCAACAGATAGTGGGGTATAACTTAAACTACCATCCGCATCTCGTTTAACTAATGTAGTGTGGTTAAAAATATTACCGTAGCTACCAAGAACCTTAGCAGTATTAATGTTGCCATATTTAGAAGCAAGCACGGGCATACCAAAAATTGGAATAGCCGACATGTTAATAATTGCAGACTTAGCAGATGTTAAGAACCACAAGAAGGCAGCTTGACCAACACCGTTTGCAAACCGTTGACCTATCTCATCTTCAATAGTTGGATTAACTTCATCCACAACCCTACGACGTAACTCACGAGTAAAGTTAGAAAGACGTTCTTTATCTGGGTTGCCTTCTAGTGCAGCCTCAGCTGCATCCATTTCCCTAAAGATTTCAGGACCGTATTTAAGAGTAGACAACTGACCAGAGCTGGTATATCCAGAACGTACAAAATTACGCAGGGCATCGCCACTAAAACCAGCAGTTCCTTTACGATGTATAAACTGACCACGGAAGCTTTGCTCTGGCATTGTAAGGAGGTACATCTGATATACAGAGTCCTTAAGTGCCTCTTTATCTTGCATGCCAGTAGTATCAATAATCTCAAATATCTTCTTAAGCATCTCACTAGACTCGGTGCTAGCTTTGCGCAGTTTAGCTAGGTCATTACCAGAATCTAAATCATCATCAGTACGTAATTGAGCTTCAGTAGCGTTAGGGTTAATCTTACGTAGTTGCTTTACTCGCTTAGCAATAAAGTTATTGCGCTGGAATTCGCTTTCAAACATATAAAATTCACGGCTTTGCCCTTTGCCAACACGCACCCAATACTGACCATAACGCATCAGAGGGAAGTAAACACCAATAGTCTTAGAAGCTTCATAAGTTGTGCGGATAGCCGCCATCAACTTACCTTTAGGGGTAGAAGCATCATTAATATCGCCAGGTACGTTAGCATTAGCAATACGCTCATCAAGGATTGCACGGTGTAGATTGAACGTATTCTTGTAATACTGCTTGACGCTAGAGTAAATCTGCTGACCTTGGCTTAAACCTGTGGCTTGATCTACTTTGCCAAACTGACCTAGTTTGTTCCATAAACCATAGGCTTGGGTAATCTTTCTTTCACGCTTAGTTATTTGCCCTTTAGCAGCAGCTTTACTTTTTGCTGGGGCAGCAGCGTATTTTTGACGTAGGTCTATTAGCTGAGTATCGTTTTGTAGGGCGTCAGCAAGGTTTTTATGTAGGGTAGGATCAACCTCAGTTAAGGTTGTGTAGTGCATCAAAGTAGATAAAGTCTTACCCCCAGCAATGTATTTGCTAGCAAACTGCACCCAAGGCACGGACAAATCAGATACCCTTGCTAACATCTTACTGCGCATTACAGACATCTTTTCAGAAGCACGGGCTACATTGTTTAGGTGTGGAATCTTGTCTCCCACCCAGTCAATGATCTGCATAGAGGTTAGAGTTGGCATTAAAGCTTGAATAGTCTTGCTATCAATAGTTTTCCAAGAAGCCTTAAAGACATCCTTAGCGTCGCCCCAAGAACGAATGCGGATAAGCTCACCTATCAAGCCGCCTACCTCATCAGCAAACTCACCTTTTTGAATCTTCTCTAAGACTTTGTCTGCTTTTTCTTTTTTCTTGCGCTGCTTAGCGGCTAATGCTTCCCCAGTATCTGGAATCTGTGTAGGGGTTGTAGCTAGTAGCTTATCTGTAACAATAATTAAATCCTGGAACGCAGATGAATGTTCTTCACCCATGTTAAACATCTTGCGTAGGCTTTGTACAAAGCGAGTAAACAACCCAGTAATAACGTTTTGCTTCTCACCAATATACTCACCAGGGGCTAACATCAAGAAGTCCTGCATAGCAGGTAGGGATAACCCGTAGGCTACAAATTCTTTGATGTCTTCAAATGCTACATACGGTATAGCCAGCATCTCATTACTGAGCATGCCTTGTTCTTTTAACTTATCGTACAACGCTTTAGCGTCTGCCATTGTTTCTTGCAACTCAACTACAGCTACACGTAACTTAGCATCAACTTCACGACCTTCTAATCTAGCTTGTAAGTACGAGTTAATACGGTTAACAGTTGCACCGTGTAATGTTTCATGTAACACCACAGTATTATTAATACCACCGTCACGCATCAAGTAGATTGTGTTGCGACCAGAAACGTATAAACCTGCAGCTCCTCGCATTTGGTTTTGCAAAGACTTAGTAGGTAGTTCAGTATGGCTATCTACAACTACAATTTTTACCCCGTTAAGGAATGGTGCCAGACGTTTAGCAAGGGCCTGTTCAAAGTCATTACCGTTTTTAGCAATCCAATTAAGGGCGGCTTTAGCGTTGGTAAACTTCTCAAATACAGGGTTGTCTTCACCATTGGTAAACTCTGTTATCTCTGCACGGGATGGCGCATTTAGTTTTTGGCGAGTTTCATGGCGGTTCTTTGCTAGCTCACGTTCTTGTGGGTTAGCTTTTTCTAATAGGGCTTTAGCTTTTTTACCAGCAGTGTTTAATCTTTGGGCTGGGTCTACGGAAAGACCATAAGCATCTTCTAAAGCTTGACGACGCTTCTCATTAAACTCATCAAGTGCGATCTTTGCGGTATCAAGGTCATCATAGCTACTTGGATCAAACTCTTGTGCCAAAGTCTTTTCAGCACGGTCAGCAGTACGAATAGCATCACGACCAGCAGCTTGAGCTTGCTTACGGGTTTCCGCCTTAGCTGCAACCTGTTCTGGTGTTAGCTCAGCTTTTGGTCTACCTTTTGGTTTACCTATTTTTACTATAGGCGCTTCTGTTGCAATTAAATTAGCAGCTTCGTTTGTTACGTCTATGGGAGAACCAGTTATTAACCCAGTTGCATATTTAAGCCCCAGCTCATATGCTTGTTTTTCTTTTTTATTTTTGTACTCTTCAGCACCTTTAGAAAACCCACTTCTTGCGTCTCTACCACCCATTTCAAAAGCATTGATTAAAGGCCAGTTTTCTTTAGGGGGTTCATCCCACCCTGGTCTTCCATCTTTTCTTACATTGTTTGGATTAAACAATGTGTGCGCCATTGTACCTGTACTGTTTTGGACTTGTTGACTTTCTGGTGAGCTAATATCTTTTATTTGCTCGGGTGTTAATGCACCACGCTGCGCTTCATTTCCCACTCCAGTTGTTCCAGTAGTTCCGCTAGTTCCACCCAATTGTTCAGGTTTAGTTCCAGCAACTCCGGCGGTAGATCCTTGTGCGGTAGTCTCGAGGTCAGGTGCTTGAAGGCTAGGCTCACGTGCTCCGGCGATAAGTTGATCTCCACGTCCTGTCTCCTTAAAATCTTGCGTTGCTAACATAA